CTTTCAAACCTTTATTGAGATCCTTTGCTTTAGATTGAACGTCGTCAATTCTATTTAAACGAAATGATTCTTCTATTGTTTGAGTACATGTAGGGCATGTTACATTTTCAGTAAAAAACTTGTGTTCCTTTGTTATTGTTGATACTTTTTGAGTAATTTTACCTTTTATATTGTTAAGTTTCAGTAACTTTTGACTAGCACCAGTTACTTTTTCTTGATCCTCTGTAAGACCAGTTACCTCTAATTCTAACTCTTCATTAGTAATAATACAGTCGTCAGTTTCTTTAATTAAACTATTAATTTTATCTTTATTTGATTGTACACTAGTCTTTCCTTGTTCTTCTAACTCTTTCAAGAAGTTTTCTTGCATGAGTATTTTATCTTTAATATTATCTTTTTTTAAATTTAAAGATTTTATTTGTTCTTTCTCTACTCTAACCATGTCTTTCAAGAAATTATTCATAGAAGAAAAAATTCTAATATCAAGAAGATCTTCAATAACATCTCTACGATTAGGTGCAGACAATTGCATAAATGGTACAAATGCACTACTACCTAAGATAACAATTTGTGTAAAAGACTTATAATTAACTTTTAATATATTTTCCTCTAATATTTTTTGATTTAATCTATCATCAGATTCTTTATGCAACAACTCTCCATTTACCTCTATATCAAATAGATTTGGTTTTATTCCTCTACGAACAATATATTCTCTATTATTAACTTCAAACTGAACTTCAACAATTGTTTCCTTCTCATTAGTAGTGTTTATTAATTGAGACTTATTAATCTTACGAAAAGGTTTATTGAATAAAACGAAAGTAAGAGCATCTAGTATTGTAGACTTTCCTGCACCGTTTGTTCCAACAATTAAATTAGTTTGATACTCTAAAAAATCAACTTGAGTAAATTGATTTCCAGTGCTCAAGAAATTTTTCCATTTTATATTTTTAAAGATTATCATAGTATAGGGAGAACAAAATCATTAGGAGTTACAATCGAATACTTGTAATTATTAATTTTACAAGTTTTTACAGCAAGTTCATCATCAACTTCAACAACAACCATTTCATTGGCATATTTTTCATCAGTTTCTAGATACATAGCATATCTTTCAGCATCATCAGTTTCTTCAAACATAAGGAGAACTTTCTCTCCATTTTTATCCGCAATAGCATATGCACCGTCTGTAGTGCGATCTTTAAGAGTAAGCATGTACATTATTCTGATACCTCGCGAGCTAGTTTGTAGATATCTTGAAGGATACCTTTAATTTTAGACTTATCAAGATCTATTTCAGATTCATCTACATATCTATTTAAAATAGTAATGGTATTCTCTTCTTCACTTATAGCAAACTGTTCGTTTTCTTGCAACTGAAAGTTCTCAATTATTTTAAGATCCTGTACTCCACATGAATAAAGTTTGTCTATAAATCTTTCAAAGTTTCTACTATTCGTTTTTTGGCGAACAATTACTTTTACAATTTTATTATCATACTGCGTAAAATCAAATAACTGATGTGGGGTATCTTCATAATATATGTTATAAAATAGTCTATATGGATTATTTATTGGAGTATGAGTTAAAGTTTCTGTATCAAATATATGAAAACCTCTGGGATCATTTACATCATTCCAAAACATTTCATAGGGATTACCTAAGTAATATATTTTTCCATCGTTAGATCTGGTATGAAAATGACCAGAATACACTCTAGTAAACTTATCAAAGATACTAACATCCATACCATTTTCCATGACATGACCACGAGTTGCTTGAAATCCATTCATTTCAAGATGTCCCATAGCAACCTTTGCTTTTGTATTTGCTATTGCTTTTTCTGTTTCATCTATATTTTCAGAATTAATCCACGGTAAAAGTAAAATATCTAATCCACCTATATTCAATTCATAAGGAGATGAATGCAATTCAATATTTGAATAATTATTTAAAAGTAATTCTGGAGAATTAACATAGTTCGTATCTTTATAATAACAATCATGATTACCAACAATACCAAATACCTTATATTTCTTCAATGGTTCAAATACTACTCTCTTAGACCATTCCAAACTTTGAAGATCTACTGCCTTTCTACTATCAAATATATCTCCCATATGAATCACAGTGTCTATCCCACGCTCCTCTAGAGAGGGAAAGAACACATTCTTATAGAATAGTTCAAAATAGTCGTGTATGTGTTTAGAACCCTTTCTAGCACCGAAATGAGTATCTGTTATAATAGCAACCTTCATCTATTTGTCTTATAAACAATGTTATCTTTAATTGTATTATAATCAGAACTACTGCCTGACATCGCACTATCATCTACCGTCATAACTTCATCATAACCAGTTTTTTCAATTATTTTTGTTTTAATATCTAATTGTTTCTTTTCTTTCTGTATTCTTCTTAAGAATGCATAATGAACAATTTGAGTAAAGTATGCGAATGGATTTCTAGATTTAGCAGGATCAAAGTTATAAATGTATTGAACACAGTTCTCGATACCATCAGATATCATATCTTCACGAAACATATAGTTAACAAAATTTGGTTTATATGATAAATGAGTTGCTATCTTAAGAAAACATTCTCCAAGATAGTTTGTGATACGTGGTTTCGGTAAATCATTCTCTTTAGCGTTCTCTACTTTCGCTCTATAAACAATTAGTGCTTCTAAAAACTCTTTGTTATTTACGTAGTGTTCCGACTTTTTCTTTGGCATAGCATTGCTATCTCCCTTACTGAATTTATTGTATCATAAAAACATTGACTTGACAAGGTACCTAATTCTATGTACAATAACCTTTGTAGAGGTTCAAGGGAAATAATAGCTATATTATTGAGATTCTTTAGGGTCTGGAGGAGGAAGTTGTTTCATATTATAGATAGTTTCTAATTTTATTCGAGCGTCGTCCACTTTACCAATCAATCCCATTTCACTGGTTACTTTAGTTTTTCCAGTAGAACTAAAAATATCTTGTTCATCGTCGTTTAGAAAATCATTGTATATATCAATTAACTTTTGATCTTTAGTTTCAGTCATAGTAATGACTTTATCTGGTTTAATTATGAATATATCTTCATTAGATAGATCCATCCAAGACTTTACTTTTATGTAAGAAGTTCCATCTGGTGCAAATTGTACCTTCATGATTAGAGGACTTTGTGCAATAATTATAGCTTCATCTCCTGTCTCATCAATATTAATCAATGAGATAATTTCTTCTCCAGAAACTAATTTTAATATGCAGTAGAACTCTTCTCCCATTATTTTTTTAGAGGTATGTTTACAATATCATAATTGAACTTTTCTTCGTTATAAATCTTAATCCTTTCAATTAAGTGATTAAGTGTGTAATTTTTCCTGGATTTGAAGGAAATGTCGTCAGCGATATCATATAGAGTTGCTTTGGTCTTGTTGCTCCCCTTTCTAAGAATCCTACCAATTGATTGTAGATTCCGTATTCGTGATTTGGAAGGAGAAGCAAAAATGACATTATGCAAATTCTTAATGTTGATACCTGTACTAAATGTTCCGTATGATGCTACTATTATAGCATTATTTTCATTTTCTGTAATGGAACGGACTTTTTCCCGATCTTCTGTATCTACACCGCCATGAACAAAGAAAACATGACGTTGTTCTAGACTATTACTATTTATTAAATTATATAAAGGTTCTCCGTGTCCCTCAACTCTGGCAAATAATATTAAAGTATTACCTTTTAAATCCAGTGCTAAGTTACGAATGAACTTGTTTCTCCTATCGTGGTTAATTATATACTGTATTTCATCTTCAAAGGTTTCAAATTTATTCGGTGGGTGTTTCAATAGAAGCACATTAATATCTAATGTAGCAACATGCCCTTTTTTCATGAGTTCATCTGTCTTAATAATTTTATATGAAGGACCAAATAAACCTTCTAAAACCCATTTATGTGTTTGCGTTCCATCAAGAGTTCCTGTGAAACCGTAACGAAATTTGGCATCAGCAAGTTTTGTCATTATAGATATTAATGATTTTGATTTAAACTGGTGAGCTTCATCCCCAATTACCACAGAGAATCTCTCAAAATACTTTCTGGGGAGTTTGTAAATTGATTGCCAAGTAGTAATAATGACTTGAGAGTTTGTCTCTCTTTCTTTACCTGCGTATATCTTGTGACAAAATGAACCTACGTCCCAGCCATAGTCTGCAAAATCTTTATACATCTGTTCTACTAGGGAAGTCGTCGGAACGACTATCAGAGTATTTTGCTTGCGTTCAACAAAATATCGAACAATCGAATATATCATCAGAGACTTTCCCGATGCAGTTGGGGATATCAACAACTTTCTATTATGCCTTAGAGCGTCGTATACTCCCTCTACTTGGTAAGAACGTGGAGAATACTTGCAAATAGCATTCATATAGTCTTTAACACCCTCTAATGAGATCTGCTCATTCACTTCAAAGGGTAGACCATAGTGTTTATTGTTTACAAAATCATAAGTATAGTTATGATCTGCACAGAATTGTATTACTTTATCTAATAGTCCGACGTATATTTGCTGAGTTTGTGTATTAAATAATCTTATCTTTCCGTCCCAATATCTGTTTTTATATGCAGGTGAAAATTTTGCACCTGGTACTTCAAAAGTAAACTGATCTGCCAATTCATAATATACATGAGGTTCTGATTGTATCGTAAGATACACCTCATTCTTCTTTGATATAACCAAATTTGACATTATGTTAGTGCATGCTAAAATTATTTAGCATCCTAAATATGGTAGTTTTTTATAGAAATATGATTGATACTGAGGTTAAAGTTACTATCAACCTAACCAAATTAGTTGAGGAAAGAATTAAAAAAATGTGTGCTTATCGTGATTTTGCTGATAAAGCAATTATGG